CGCCACTGATACGCAAGCAAGGCAATGGCCGCGTACTGGCGTGCGAAAGCCCGATACCTACGTCAATACGTACGCCACTGGCTTCCCTTTCCGCATCTCTGAGGATTACTTCACCGACACCGAGATCCCGGATCAGGTGAAGCGTGCTCAGATTGAGCTTGCCGTCTACCTCAAGAACAACACCGATGGCATCAGTCTCAGCGGCCTGAACGATTACAAGAACGTTCAGATTGGCAGCATCAACGTGACGCCCGACAAGGCTGGTGCTGTTGGTGCTGATCACGTCCCGCCGATGTTTGAAAGGTACTTGACGGGTCTTAGAATTAGTGGACCAGGCAACATCGCTATCAAACGGAGCTGACCATGTACGCAGATCTCTCAGGCGGCTTCGAGTTCATCTCTGACGGGAGTGCTCATACCGGCAGGTTCAGCAAGATCTACTTCAAAGAAGACAGCGTGATCAGTGCAATCACGGTGAAGAACGCAACCGGCAACAGCTTGGCCGGCGAGACTTTTGTGGCTGACACCTACATCTGCGGAATCATTACGAGCATCACGCTGACCAGCGGCGCTTGCCTTGCCTATAACCTCTGATGGGACTTGCTTCGTCGCTTGAAAAGGTTGCCAGCAACGTCATTGAGGCGTTGGGCGCTGATGTGACGATCCGGTATGTCACGGCCGGTGCTTACAACACGACGACGGGTGTGATCGGTGAAACGGAAAGCGATACGGCCATCAAAGGTGTAGTTGAGAACATCAAACAGAGTGAGGTCAACGAACTGATTCAAGCGAGCGACAAGCGCTTGATCGTCGCGGCCAAAGAACTGGCTACAGCACCTGAGACGAAGGACCGTGTTGTGATCAGCAGTGTTGTGCATCAGATCATTCAGGTTGAGACGATTGACCAAGACAACACGGCGATCACTTACGAACTGGTCTTGAGGGCGTAAGGATGGCGCGTAGGCCCAAGACAATCAGCCGGACTGCAGAGATTGCGATTGACCAAATCCCTGATTTGTTTGAGTCGCAACTAGAGCGATTGGTGACCTCGCTGACGAATGAGCTGTTTGTCAGGCTTAGAACTTCCACGCCGCCTGGTCTTGGGACGCCGGTAGTCACAGGGACGTTGCTGGGCTCTTGGCAGAAAGAATCAGTCAATCGCTTCACAGGACGTGTCTACGTCAGTTCAAAGCTCAATCCAAATGGCTCCAATACTCAGGACTATGCGCCTGCTGTGATGTTTGGCGAGTCGTTGCCGCCTTCTTGGAAAGGCAAATACGCTCCGGGCCAAAACAGCCCACCCAAGACCACAGGGACTCCGAAGGTCACGCAGCGTTATCCGCAGTTGATTTTGCGAGAAGTCGTGTCTTTGGAGATGCCTAAAGTTATGAGGCGGATCACTGGAGGCATCTGATGGCAGCAGCGGATCTCAATACCATCAGGTCAACCATCGAAGCTCGCCTGGCAACTGAGCTGGCAGGCAGTCCGGTTATTCCTGTTGTGTTCCACAACATGCCTTATGAGCCGACGCCTAACTCTTCGTGGGTGCAGTGTCAGGTCAGCTTTGGTGACAACGATTATTTGACTCAAGGCGGTACTTCTGACTCTGACAACTTGATTGTCGGAATCATGGTGATGAACATCTTTACTCCTCGGGGTGTTGGTCCCGGAAGTAATTACGTCATTGGTAAGCGCGTTCGAGACCTTTACAATAGGGTCAACGTGTCGGGGGTTTACTTCGACGCCCCTTCCGGTCCAGAGGCACTGGCTTCACCAGCTCCCGAGGGCTATTTTCAAACCCAGGTCCGTGTGACCTTTGAATCTATCGAGGAACTCTGACCATGGCCTTTTATCGAGGTGAGGAGGGCAGCGTCAAATTCGACGACGCAGGCTCTAGTAACTCTGCAATCACCAGCACCCGCTCGTGGTCGCTGACTCTCGACAAAGAGGTGCTGGAAACCACCGTGATGGGTGACACCTATGGCGGCAGCGTCGGGGGAATCATCACGGGATCGGGCAGTGTCGAGGTGATTTACACGGCGTCTTCATCTGATGAGACGGCTGCTTTCATTGATCACATCAACACTCCGACCGATTCAGGCTCCGCCTCGTTTGAGTTATTTCTCGACACAAGCGGCGACAAAAAAATTAGCTTTGACGGTGTGGTGACATCGGCTGATCTTTCCGCCACGGTTGGTGAAATCGAGATCATCACGGTCAACTTCGTGACCAACGGCACCATCACCACCGCTATCTGATCATGGCTTTTTACCGAGGACAACAAGGCACCGTTAAGTTCGACAAGGACGCAGCTGGTGCAGCACTTGGCGAGATCGCTGCTGTGCGGTCTTGGTCAATGTCAATCGACAAAGAGCAGTTGGAAGTTACCGATCACGGTGACACCTTCCGCGCTTATGTCGGTGGACTGGTCAGTGGCACTGGCTCCTGCGAGGTGCTTTATGACGCACCAAGCGCAGGTGACAAGCTTGATTTGTTGAACGAGGCGCTCACTGTCGAAGATCCAGCTAACGCTAACTTCGAGTTGTATCTAGATGAAACTGGCGACAAAAAGTTGTCGTTTGCTGCTCTAGTTACCAACGCAGAGTTTAGTGCTACGGTTGGTGAGATTGAAGTTGTATCTATCAGCTTCACCGCCAACGGTACTATCACCTCTGGTATTTGATGCCTGCGACACAAAGAACGGTTGACATGCTGGTTGGGGCATTTGACCTCAACCAGCGTCGCAAGTTTGAGCTTAAAAACTCTGCTGGCGAAAAACTGATCGATTTGTATTTCAAGCCGATCACGCGAGCTGACCGCAAGCGTGCTCAAAATCTTTCTAACAGTGAAGAGGCGTTAGACCTCTCAACGCACATGCTCTGCCAAATGGCTGAGCTTGAGGACGGCACAAAGGCATTTGTTGCGGCTGACGCACCCAAGCTTCAACGTGAGCTGCCTGAGACTGTCCTGAACGAAATTGAGCTGTTCCTGTTTGGCGTCGGTGAAGACACCGACATGGAAGAAGCAAAAAACGACTGAAGCAGGACAAGTGGACTCTGTTTGAGTTCCACCTGGCCTGCGAGCTAGGGATGACTGTGAGCAGGCTTCGCACGGAGTTGACCGATGCGGAGCTTGTTCATTTTGCTGCGTTCTTTGAGATCAGGCGGGATGAGGAGAAGAAGGCAATGGATCGCGCCAAGATGAAGCAGCGGTAGTATTGATCTATTGGCTGGTTCAGTGTGGCAACTGTTTCTTCTACAGTCGAACTGCTTATTAAGGCGCAGCAGCCACAGCGGGCGTTGCGAGCCCTGAGCCAAAGCACGGACAAGCTTAAAAAAGGAATTGACGCTACTCAAGGTGCTTTCAACAGAGTTGGGCAGGCAGGGACTACATCTGCATCAAGAGCTGGCGCGGCGTATAAAAATTTGGGGACAGAGGTTTCTGGCGTCAACAAGATAGTAAGAACTCTCAGAAATTCTTTCGTTGCACTTGGAGGAGCGGTTACAGCGTCTGGGATCTTGCAGGCCGGTACGGACGCTATTGAAGCAGAACGCAGGATCAAGCTTTTAAGCGCCTCTTCTGGACAAACTGCAGAGGCTCTTGAGATAGCTTCACGAGCAGCAAGTCAGTTTGGATTAAGTAGTACGGAGGCTAATACTGGTGTCGCGCGATTGCTCGCAAGACTCAGCCCTATGGGAGTCAGCTTGGAAGATATTGAATCAACATTTGCTGGTTTCAATATCGCGGCAAAATTGGCCGGTGCTACTGCTTCTGAATCTTCAGGTGCATTCTTGCAGCTGACTCAAGCCTTGGGCAGTGGTGTGCTGAGGGGCCAAGAACTAAATTCAATTCTTGAGCAAGCGCCATTGATTGCAACAGCCATCGCCCTTGAGATGAACACGACGACAGGTTCTCTCAAAAAATTAGGTGAAGAGGGCAAGATCACAAGCCAAATTGTTCTTGCAGCCTTGAAAAGAGTTGAAACAGAGGGTGCTGAAAAACTTGAAGAGGCAATGAGAGGCCCTGCTCAGCAGTTTAAAAATTTACGAAATGCAGGTGTTGAATTGAGCAAAGTGATAGCTGAAAATTTATTGCCCGCAATCATTCCCTTGGTTCAAGGGGCTACAAATCTGTTGAAGTCATTTAATGAACTTCCGAAAAGTGTTCAGACTTTTATTATTGCCACAACGTTGGCAACTGGGGCTGTCGTGGCTTTGAATAAAGCCATTGCGATTTTTGTTGCAAGCAAGCTTGGCGGTTTCTTCGCGCAACAAATTGCTCTTTTGAAAGTATTTGGAGCAAAAATTTATATTGCTGCTGCTGCTGCAGGAGCTTTGAAGATAGCAATGGCAGCGCTTCCATTTGGTGCTGTTGCGCTTGGAGTCGGACTGCTGACGACTGCCTTGATAAATCAAAATCGCAAACAAAAAGAATTTAACGAGTTGATTAAATTTGGTGGTGAGGAAGCGCTAAAAGCTGCAATCAAGGTTGAAGAACTTAGAAAAGCTCAAGCACAGCAGCAAATCGATGAGGCAGGCCCAACAGGCCGTATGGGCAAAAACTCTCCATTTCAAAAGCGGATGAGGAGAATTATTAAAGACGCAGATGAGCGTATTGCTAAACTAGAAAAAAGGGCAGGAGAAATAAAAGTGCCTACACCTCTTGAACCCAAAATTGATGAGATGGGTTCAAAACGATCTGACATCTCCCAAAGATTGCTTGATTTAAATAAACAGTTGATAACTGCGGAAGACGCCCAACAAAAAAGAATAGCAGCAACATTGGCATTGATGATTGAAAAGCAAACGATCGCAGAGAGCAGCTTAAAGCCAAGAGAAAAAGAGCTGAGGTTGCTACAAGCTAACCAAGCGTTTAGGCAAAAAATTCGTGGAATTGATGAGGAAATTGCACAGCAACGTCAAGATGATTTTGAGAATCAAATGAAACATCAAGACGAGCTGCGTAAGGCGATTGCAGAGCAAAAGCACGCCTATGAAGAGCTAAACACTACGTTCCGAACTGGAATTGTTGATGGAATCTTGGCCGCAGTAGAAGGCACTAAATCACTTTCTGATTCTTTGCTCGGCGTCATCAAGCAAATGGCAAGGCTGATTCTTCAGCAGCAGTTGCTCAATGCTCTCAGTGGATTCAACTTGTTTGGCGGCGGTGGCGGTGGTTTTGCTCCTTCAGTGGCAACCTCTGGCACTAACTTCTTTGGCGGTGGTTTTTCGCCTATTGACTT